GCGCAAAAGACAAAAAGAAAGCAGAAGAGATCAGGAAACTGAGGGATCTGAAACAGAAGAAACTTGATAACAAAGAACTTATTAAAAAGTAAGGCAATGATACATTATGGCGATTTGGAATTTGCGACAAAGAAAGATCTGTTTAAGTTCTTATCTGAGAACAGGGACAAACTGATCGCTCAGAAGAAAGCTGTTATAAAACACGCTGATTGTCCTGTTATTGTCAGACCTGTTATTGTCACTGATCTTAAAAAGGCATCCAATAAGTCAGAGGGTGAGTCAAACGAGCCAAAAAACATGGACTCAATTAAGGTCGTTGTTATTATCAATACAACAAATTTCCTTGACTCGCATAACGACCTTCACTTACCAGGTATCTGGAATAAAAGCCTCCTGAATAACAAGATGATCATGCACCTTCAGGAACATAACATGAAGTTTGACAAGATCATTGCTGATGGTGATCAGCTTAAAGCCTATACAAAGAGATTCAAATGGTCTGAGCTTGGTTATTCATATGAAGGTGAGACAGAAGCCCTTGTATTTGAATCTGAGATCCTCCGCAAACGTAACGAGTATATGTTTGACCAGTACGCAAACGGCTGGGTCCGTAATCATTCAGTTGGGATGTATTATGTTAAGATGGACTTTGCTATCAATGATGAAGAGTATCCAAATGAATATGAGGCATGGAAGAAATACTATCCTCAGATTGCTAATCCGGAAACAGCTGACGAAAGAGGTTATTTCTGGTATGTTCTTGAGGCCAAATGTGTCGAAGGTTCATCAGTACCAATAGGAAGCAACACAGCAACACCAACACTTGAAACAGGCACAGGAAAATGTGAGGTTGTTTGTGAAGCCTGTAAACATGAGTTTGATTACATGTCTATTCCCGAAGCCGGGATGGGATATGTATCATGCCCCAAATGTCAAAAACCAGTTACTCAGAAAATGAGAAAAGATATTCAGGGAGCCGAGCCGTTGAAAGACACTCAGAGCCCTTCCGAGCCGGATAAGTCCACTCAGAAAACAATCGATTACAAATTTCTTATTAAAAATTTAAAAAATTAAAGCAAAATGGAAGACAGAGAAAAACTTTTAATGGAGATCAAAGGACTTATCTCCGACTCACAGAAAGAAAATGTGAGAAAAGAAGACCTTGAAAAAACTATCAAAGAACTCAATGAGAAGATAGCAAAACTTGACAATGCTGATATCAAAGCTCTTAAAGAGAGTGTTGAAGAGCTTGTTAAAGCTACTTCTGAGAATGCTGCAGCTATTAAAGCAATGAATGAGGCCCCGAAAACAGAGAAAAACGAGAAGCCAAGAAACCTTAAAGAGGCATTTAAACAGGCTCTCATTGACGCTGTTATGGAGAAAACAAAAGAGGTTCCCGGACTCATCACAGATAAAAATGATCAGGATGGCCAGCGCAAATCTCTTAAAGATTACTTTGTTGAGAAGGGCAACAGGGTTACTCCTTCATTCACCGTTAAAACTCTTGTTGATATGCTTGAGTCGAATATTGTTGGTGCCAACGTGTCAACAGTTCGCCTTGCTGAACTCGATCCTCAGAGAGTTGGTATTCCTTTGACTATTTACCCGCATGTTCTTGACTGGGTTCCTTCAAAGGCTATCAAACGTCCAAACATGAGTCTTCTTGTTGTTTATGAATATGAAGACGGTGCCGGTACAAAAACTGAAGGATCAGCTCCGACAAAATCCAGCTTTAAATTCAAAACAGTTGAGTTCAAGTCATTCTTTATCTCGACATATTTCACTTTGTCAGATGAGACACTTGACGACCTGGAAGAAGCAATGGAAGAAATTGCAGCAACAGCTCCTTCAAAACTTCTTGACTCTATTGACGGAAAAGTACTCAGTGCAGCCGGTGACGACAGCTCTGATATAGCTGGCCTTTACACTTCAAATAAAATGACCGCTTTTGCAAGTGCAACTACTTATGCTGCAAAAGTTCCAAACGCCAACAAGGTTGACGTTATCGCAATGATGAAGCATCAGGGAGAGGCTAATAAATATCAGATGGATACTGTATCACTGAATCCCCTTGATATAGCTCTTATAGCTGCTGAAAAAGATCAGCTTGATAACAGTAAGATTGACAGAAGGGTTGTATTCAACAACATTGGAGATCCTGTTGCAGTTTGCGGTTTGATGATTAAAAAATCAACCTCACAGACAGCTGATACCGTTGGTGTCCTTGATTCCAAACAGCTTATGATTGGTAAAAGAAGGGATATCACAATGGAGATCGGTTATAATGGAACTGACTTTACCGAAGGACAGAAAACCGTTATCTTGAAAGTTCGCCTTGCATTTGGTGTAAGGGATAAAGCAGCCGTTATTTACTGCTCAGGCCTTGACGCCGCTGTAACTGCAATAAGTGTAGTTTAATTATATTATAGTAAGTAAAACATAGGTATTCACTTAATACAGACTATATTATGAAAAAGATACTCGTTATTGCATTTCTGCTGACCTCCTTAATAGGGGTCAGCATAGCAAGCCCGGTAAAATACGGCGTGATCCGTGCGGGTTACACCTCGCTCAGTAAACCAATGGCATTTACTGCTGCTGACTCTACTTTGGGAAACGGCGGATTCCATATTTTTACCAGTGACTCTGTTGTAATTTCTATTACAAATATCCAGAAGTATTTACAACACCAGACAATCACCACCACTCTTACAGATGTACACGGTGGCAGTCCTTCCGTTGTGATTACTCTTAGAGGTCGTACTACTTCCACTGATAATTGGCATCCGATAGGAACTGCTGTTACATGGACCAGTACAGGGAATAACCCCGCCACTATTACATCAACAGTACCACAAAATTACAATTATCTTAAAGTTTCTTACGTGGCATCAGGTGCAACACAACATCTTAAGATTGCCACCTTTGATATCAGAACCGCCAATGTTTATGACATCGGTAAGGTGTCTGCGATGGTTCTTGGTGATGGAACTGGAACAATAGCTGTTAATTCCTCTGATTGGGATATCTCTGCAACAGGTGTTCAGACTGGCATGGGTGCAATAACATCCAACGGTCTGATTACTACAACTGCAGGAGTGGCAGTTACAGGGGCTATAAGTAACATCAACGTCTCAAGTAACTTTGCAACTAACATTAATACAGGCACATCCAATGCTCTTGTATCAATAGGGGGTGGGAGTAATACACTTGCCCTTAACTCTACAGCATGGGGGATAACATCTGCAGGTGTTTACAGCGGATTGAGTTACACGGGAGCCCCGACAGTTATTTGGGCCGCTGGTGGATCGACTGTACTTGCCACTTCAGGTACAGATGTTGCATGTGCAAATGGTACCAGGTTTTGGGTTGAACTCAATATTCCGTATAAAGTATCTCTTACAGGTATTGCTTATCTGGTTGGATCTGTTGGTGGCACTGACTCGGTTGTGGTTCAACTGCATAATTCTGCAGGTGTGGAGGTTGCTACATCCAAAAAGACGGGGGCAAACCATGGCGCAATAGTCGGTACCGCTGCACAATTCCAGAGCTGCCCGTTCTATGTGGGAGCTTCCGCAACACCTTATGTTGCAGCACCGGGGAAATACTTTGTATCTGTTCAGTTTAATGGCACTACTGCAAAGTTCAGAGCCTATCCGATACCCGGCAGTAAGTTTATAACAGGAACAGCAGCAGGGACATGGAATACTGCGGCAAACATAACACCTGGCACAACATTTACAGCAGATAAAGGTCCGATAATAATGACTTATTAAACAAATAACTAACAGGGAGTGAAACACCTCCCTGTTATTTACCTAAAAATAAAGTAAGATGAAACTATTATCAAAAGACGGAAAGAGAACTTTTAACCTTCCTGATGGGCTTGCCGGAAGACTTATTGCAAAGGGTAGTTTTAAAGCTGCTATATCAGAGGAATCTATTGAAGAGGAACGTCTGTTAAAAGAGCAACAGGAAGAGGAGGAGCGGCTTAAAAAAGAGCAGGAGGAGGCAGATAAACTCGCTGAAGAGGAAAGATTGAAAGAGGAGGAATCTGCAAAGCTCGCAGAGGAAGAAGCAAAAAAAGCAGAGGAAGAGCGACTTGTTAAAGAAGAGGCTGATGCAAAAGCATTAGAAGAAGCTAATCTTGCTAAAAAACAGGAGGAAGAAAAGGTTAATGAGAATAAAACCGTCTCTCCTGATGTTAAAAAAGCTCCTGTTAAAGCAAAAAAAAGCCCCGCAAAATCAAAGAAATCAGGTTCAAAAAGAACCAAAAAATAATTTGAAATGCCATTTATTGACAGCTCATATTTCACAGGGGAGATCAACATCCCGACATTGCCGGCAACTGACACCTCTTTAACTCAGGCAATCGCACAGTATGAGAAAGAAGTATTGATTCAGTTACTTGGTTATAAGCTCTATTCCCTGCTAATAGCTGACCTGACAGGTCCAGGAAGTACACCTGTAACTCAGAAGTATATTGACTTAGTTGATGGTAAGGAGTTCTCTCATTCATTCAACGGAGAAGATTATACTATCAAATGGGAAGGCTTGAAAAATGCTGCTAAACAATCACTCATTTCCTATTATACTTTTTTCAAATATGTTGAAAGGGATGTAACCCGTCTGTATGGCACAGGAGTAAGTATGGCTAAGCCGAATTCAGACGCATGGGAAAGGGTATCACCTGTAAACAAACTATGTGCCGCATGGGAGAGAATGAGGGAATTATATGGTAAGATTCCACCGGAATATAAGGGCCAATATTACAAACCTATCAAAGGGGAAGATCTGTCTTTAACATTCAACATTGATCCTTCAGCTTACAATTTCCTGTATGCAAATAAAACCGATTACCCGGACTGGATATTTACCCCACAATGGAATATTAACGCTTTTGGAATTTGAAATTAATAAATGAAATAATACAATATCAGAAGTCATGATACATAAATACGATGATCAATTACAGGAGTTACTGGCACGGGGTGGAACGTTTGACATTACCGGAACAAATGCGGTAACAAATAAGCAGTTCTGGGGATTTAACGCTTCCGATGGTGCTGTTTTGAATGTACTAAAAGGTATTCCGGTTAACTCAAATGTGACAACGCTTGCAGATATAACAGCTATTGAGGTTGATCTACTTCCAATCCTATTAACTGCCGGAACAGATCCTTTGTTTGCAGGTGTTATTTACAGAGTTGACGGTTATATTATAACCAATATTGACCTTACATCAGGGAGCCTTCACTGCTTTAAGACAAAGAACCAAATAACAGCATAATACTGTTCCGGTAGGATAGTTTGTAACTGAGTAATATTTAAGTAATATGAGCACTCACGCAGCATTAGGAACAAGTATATCAGCAATAGGTTTAGTTATATCATACTGGACTCCACAAAATGTTATTATTACACAAATATCGGGAGGTAATAGAATATCATGGGAAGATAATTCAACGG